AGACCACGAAGGAGCTCTTGAGGCAGTCTATGAAGTCATTATGACTAGGGCAAAAAAGAGAAATAAGACTCCGGCTCAAGTCTGTTTACAGAAGTGGCAATTCTCTTGTTGGAACGAGGCAGATGTTCTAGCCAATATCGCTAAAGCAAAGAAACATCCACGTTGGCAGATTGCTTACAATGTCATTGGAACAAAGACTAATTATACTAATGGCGCTGATCACTATTTTGCGGACTACATTAAAGCTCCTTATTGGGCGGCGAGTATGACACAAACCGTGAAGATCGGCAAGCATATATTTTTCAAATAAATGCATTTTTGTTCTTGACAAAAGGGTATCAATATACTATAATATAAGAGAATTAAGGTTAATAATAATAAAAAAGGTTAGATTATGGCAAAAAAAATAGTACAAACACAATATCGCGAAAACTATGGCTCCCACGATTGGGACGGAACTGGGGAATGTCCTCAGTATTGGAAGAACAAGGGTGGAGAAACCTACGTCGTTTATGGGTCTGCTGATTCTGTTTCGAGCGGGGTGATTAACAATACCATTGCGTACTCAAGTGAGTATTCAGAGGAGAGTATTATTAGCATCGAAGATTATTCAGAATGGCATGAAAACACCCTTTGGGAACCTTGGCAAGACAGAACATATTTAGCCATTTGTGAAGATGGCACCATCGTAAGAGAGCGACATAGCGGAACTGAAGACTTACGTCAAGGACTAAAGCGTTACAAACATGCTTGGATATTTCCTAATGCTGAAGCGATGCGTTCAGGTGATTCGAACCATTATAGTGTTGAGTATGTTTTTGAAAATGGAAAGACCGCACATAGTGAAGAAGAAGCCCACGAAATATTTAAAACTTTATGAGTAAATTAAAAATACCAGAAATGAAAGACGCCAATCCGGCTATTCCATTGCCAAAGCGTGGTGGATTCCTCTCAGTACAGGCGAGTGAATTTCACTATTGTCGCCCTAAACATAACCAAGGGCCATACTTTTCTTATGAAGTAGCTTACTTTACGGAAGGTGATGATTGGGGTAAGATACCCGAGCTCGGACCAAATCCAACTGACGATGTTTATGGTTATGTTGATAAGTATGATGTTTGTAAGCTTTTAGAATCAGAAGGTTTTTCACCTTCACAAATTAGAAAGCTATTGCCAGATGAATAATTTAATGACTATAGGGTTGATTGTAGCTGGCTTAATAATGATTGTAATACCAATATTTGGTGAGTGGTTTAAAGATTTAGCAGACGAAGATGATTGGACAGACAAATGGTAGACGAAAAATACGATGTAGGATTATATCATGTTAGTATTGAGCATGACTTTGAAGAAGATAACGTAAAAGCTTTTACGGAAGTTACGTCACCAGACGGAAACCAACATCTGCTCGATATAACTCCATATAGGCCAAGTAAAGAATTGATACTTCGCATGATACAATTTCACGAAAGGTTTGGGTACTTTGTCACTCGACAAGAAGTTGGTTCAGGTGCATCAGTTACATTAGATGAAGTCAATGAATTATACAAAGAGGCAGATGAACATCAATTTGATAACATAGATGGTAAAATTTATGATTGACATTTTTAACAAAATAGGATAGGATATATTATATTATGAGTAAAGGAAGAAAATTCAACAAAAACGGAATGGTTAATGCGTATGACGATCAACATACAGGACCAGAGCCAGAGTGGTCTAATTTAGAAAATGCGACTACTGAAGAAATAAATGATAAGATGCTTCGAGCAATGAACTTTTATACATATTATCTTGATCGTGATGACTTACATAAGATAATTATGGAGTACATGGCCACTTATAATGATAAATGGAAAGCTGAAGATATTAAAAAAGTACGACATGTTTCAAAAGATGTTCCATTGGTTACAGAAGGTAAAGTCGCTCGAATGCTAATTATGGGGATGCCTGATGTTGTCACAACAAAAGGTCAAACAATGACCGAGTTTGTTGATAGTAAAATATCGACAATGGTACGATATGTTGACATGCACAAGCTTGATAAGAAAACGACAGAGGTGGAATCCACTAAACCAAAGAAAGTTATAATTCCGCCAATGAAACGACTCGAAGAAAAGGTTTATTCAGAAGTAATCTGTCATATTGACTGGGCTCTTGATGAGTGGGTAGATGATTATGCTAATGTAAAACCTGTTCTTGTTACGTCTCTTTTGAGTGGCGCGAATATCCCGTCTAAAGGATGTAAATTTGTAACTGACTGGTTAGATAATCTATTGGTAGATATGTATGACGCAAAGACTGGTGAATGCGAACAGTGTGTAGAGTCATATTCATTTTTGACTAAAGTACAACTGAACAAATGGATTCGAACTTTTGAGAAGATGAAGGATGATGTAGCTAAATATGAAAAGGCTCATAAGAAAGCAGTTGTTCGAGTCAAGAAAGTCAAGCCAGCTATTCAACAAGTTAAAGACTTAAAGTATCTAGTTGATAACGATGACGCAAAGTCTGTACCACCAGTTCGAATATGTGGAGCCATGAGTCTTTATACGTATAATGTAAAGACTAAAAAGGTATCTAAGTATCAGGCTCTTACTCGAAATGGATTATCCGTAAAAGGCGCAAGTATAAAAGACTTTGACGCAGATAAGAGTTATACTTTTACAGTTCGTCAGAATATTAAAGACGATCTATTTAAACAACTAAAAAAGAAAGATGTGATCAAAGGTATCGACTCCATTAAAGAATCAACTAAAACAAAAGTTATGATTCCTAATGGTCGAATCAATGAACATACACTATTGATCTATGCAAAATAAATTTGATGTTATTATACCCTGTCACCCTAAAGACTTTGATACTTTAAATCTAGTTATTGAGGGTGTACAGAAAAATTTAAATTATAATGAAATATTTGTAGTGACTCCAGCTTTAGTGGCTGGCTATGGTAACCCCAATGTTACATTTGTTTTAGATTATGATTACAATGAATACTCAGACATTGAGAAGATTAAAGAGAAACTTAAAAACTCTAATCGGCCAGGACGATTTGGTTGGCTATTTCAGCAAACAATTAAGTTATTCTCACACAGAGTAATTGAAGAGTTGAGTGAATCATATTTATGTTTAGATGCAGATACTATCTTTACTCGACCAGTAGAATTTAATACTAATAAGTTTCAATACTTAAAGGTAAAAGAATACCATCGACCATACTTAGAAACATACAATAAGCTATATGATTCTAGAAGTTGTGGTTTCTCTATGATATCACATCACATGATGTTTAACAAAACATATATGGAAGAGCTTATAAGTAGCATCGAGTCTAAACATGATTCTACTTTTCTTGACGCTTTACTTAATTCAATCGATACCAATACAAAGTCTTCGTTTAGTGAATGGGATTTATATGGCAACTTTATGCTCTTGCACCACAATGATGTATGTGAGCATAGACAACTAAAATGGCATAACAATGTTACGAATATTCCAAGTGAATGGGAGATCGAACAATATCACAATGTGTATGACTTTGTTTCAACACATGCTCACGCGAGAAAGAGATAACTAATGGCTAAACAAAAACCAACAATTAAAACTAAGCTTACATTACCAGAGCTTATCGAAAAAGTAGAGTTCCTAGTAAGAAGCGATAACATGACATATACAGAAGCAATTATTGAAGTATGTGAACAAAGAGAGCTCGAGCCAGAAGATGTGGCCAAACTTATTAAGAAAGGACCACTAAAAAATAAATTAGAAGTCGAAGCAACTAAACGCAACATAGTAAAATCAAATACATCAACCCTATTTTAATTATGAGTAAGAATCAAATATTATACGAAAAAGTTATTAAAGACACTCTGCCAGGATATGAAAATGTTGACCCAGAAGATTTGAACATTGAGCGATTGGTTGAAAAGGCTATTGCTAAAGTCGGCGATCTTAAATGGGTGGGGCCAGAAAACTTGCCCTATGATTATGAATGCGATAAGTCTGATTGTAAAACTTCATCGGTAAGTGTATCAGTTACAGTTAGAGGTACAATCACTGGAACTGAATCTAAAGAAGGCGCACTAAGGTGTGTGGTTTCAAATGAATATTCACCTAATAAAGTAGATTACTTTTTCATTCCACCTAAAGCTGTTAGGAAAATAGAATCTAAAATGGGTGGTAAAAAGTATAACAAAAAGAAAATTAGTTATAACTATTCAGTAAGCAAAGATGATTATGGTATTATAGAAGATTATCGTTGCAAAACATTTGAAGAAGTGGCAAAGAAAAAGTGAACGGATTCGAAGCATACAAACTATATAATGCGATAAGGCTGCATTTCAATACAGACTTTAATGCAGTCAAATATCACTTTAAGACAAGGGTAAACCCTAGCTCTTTTGAAATGAAAAAGGAGCGTTACTTCTTTGAGAAGATAGCACGAACATATCCAAATCTTAATGACTTAATTGGTTTTTATACTTCTAACTTTTTAAAGGAGAATACGTGGCCAACTGAAATGAAAGACTCTGTTTATAAAGAGTGGCAAGGAAGACTTGACTCATTTAGCTATTTGTTTTCAGAAGACTGTAAAGTGATTCTTGATCAGGCTGAAGACAAGAGTTGGGATTTTACAGACCTGTTCAAAACCAGAAGTACTTTCTTATACGATTTATATCACTCTGATATAATTAAAATAGAAACATTGTGTTTATTTGAGATGATGCTGAAGAAGCGATGGATGCAGCTTCACTCTTCTCAAGACCCACTTGGACTATATGAAACATTATCGTCTCAAGTATATAAATACAGATTGCTATTGGAGTTCCTCGGTATTCAACCGACAACAAAAATGGCAGAAAATGCAATAAAAGTATTGACACCGATACTTAGTTGTGATAATATATAACATATACAAAATAAACAATAACATACACTGCAATACGGAGAAAAATAAATATGTCATTCCAAGCACTAAAGGCATCTAGAGAAGATGCAATGAACAAACTAATCAGCGCAGCTGATTCAACTAAAGACAAGTCTTATGGTAACGATGGGGAATGGAAACCCACGGTAGATAAGGCTGGAAACGGATACGCTGTTATTCGCTTTCTACCATCGCCACAAGGAGAAGATTTACCTTGGGCTAAGTACTGGGACCACGGGTTTAAAGGCCCAACAGGTCGTTGGTATATCGAAAACTCACTAACATCAATTGGTCAGAAAGACCCTGTTAGTGATATGAACTCTTATCTTTGGAACACAGGACGTGATGAAGATAAGGACATAGCTCGTCAACGTAAACGTCGTTTACATTATGTGTCTAACATTATGGTGATTACTGACCAAGGTAATCCTGCTAATGAAGGCAAGGTATTCTTATACAAGTTTGGTAAGAAAATCTTTGACAAGGTTATGGATGTAATGCAACCACAATTTGCCGATGAAACTCCAGTCAATCCATTTGACTTTTGGGGTGGAGCAGACTTCAAGTTGAAGATTCGTCAGGTCGAAGGATATCGTAATTACGATAAGTCTGAGTTTGACGCTTCTACACCGCTACTTGGTGGAGATGATTCTAAACTTGAAGAAGTCTATGGCCAGCTAAAGTCTTTGACAGATTTTGTTGACCCGGCTAATTTCAAGAGCTATGCGGAACTTCAGCGCAAGCTCTATGAGGTTCTTGGTGAAGATGGAGTACCCGGTGTATCTACTGAAGTGGCTACGGAATTGAACGAAACTTCCGAGCCGGTAGTTGATGCTCCCGCACCAGTAGAACCAACCCCAGTCGCACAGCCCGCGCAGACTGGTAATACAGAAGATGATGATGCATTGAGTTACTTTGCTAAACTTGCTCAGCAAGACTAAATTAACTCATTTGAATAGGGTAAGGGAGTGGTCGTCATTGGCCACTCCCTTTTTTTATATAAGTTGTCTTGGACCCATGCCGTACATTGACATGGTCAAGTCCCTATCAGGCGTGATAGTATTATTTACAGTTGTAACCGCCATAGATTGATTTTGATTACCACCAGCATTTTGAACTATCACCGGTTGTGATGCATTGTTAGCTTGCCTATTTAAACTGTCATCTTGGGTGGCTGCCATACTGGCTCCTTGCCTTGATCCCATGTTTTGTATATTGACTCTACCACTTCTTCCACCAAAGGACATTGTGAAACCTTCTGGTACTAATGATATTGCGTCAACAAACTTTTCTAAATTCTTTATTCGTCCTTTATTGTCTAGGTCTGCCAACATTCCAAGGAAGTTTTTGATCCCAGCTTTGGAAGTTTTTGATCCTAGCTTTTCTGTTGCATTTGCAAATTTTTCAAGACCTGCTCCAGCATCTGTTAGAGCTGGTTTAATTTCTTTAATACTTTCTACATTATCAGCCAATCGAAGTATCTTTTCCATTGGTGATTCACCACCAAAAAGTTTTCCAACTCCATCAATAAAAGCTCCTATTCCACTTCCAGCCCCGAATGCAAGAAGACCGGCTCCGATTCCTGTCATAGCTAAAAGGAATGTAGCAGAGTCTCCAATAAAGGCTTTTGCTCCTCCTAATGATTCACTTATTCCCAATAATGTGGTTACATTATCAACAATCGACTGAGCAAATCCACCAGTCGTGAAATCTGCAAGAGCAGTTGTCAATCCTGCTACATTAGCTCCAATACCAAAGACTGCCAGTCCTAGTCCGATTCCGGTCATAGCCAAGAGGAATTCAGCGCCATCTCCGATTAAATTACCTGCACCACCTAACTCATCAGATATAGACAATAAAGTTACTACACTATCTTTAATCCCTTGAGCAAATCCACCAGTTGAAAAATCAGCAAGGGCTGTTCCTAATCCTCCAACAGCGGACCCAGCTCCAAATACTGCTAAACCTAATCCGATACCAGTCATTGCTAAGAGGAATGCGGCCCCTTGACCAATTAAATTACCAGCTCCTCCAAGTTCATCGGATATTGACAATAAAGTTACTACCTGTTCTTTTATATTCTCAGCAAAGTTTCCAGTTCCTGTAAAAGTTTTAAGGCCATCAGACATTCCAGCAATTGCTGAACCTGCTCCAAATACGGCTAAACCTAATCCAATACCCATCATTGCGAGATAAAATGCTCCGCCATCTGCTAGCATCTTTGTATTACCACCAAGCTCATCTTTAATAGATAAGAGTTCAACCACTTGTCCTTTGATGGTTGCAGCAAAGTTACTTCCATCGGTAAACATTGCCACACCAGCTGCAGCCCCACTACCTATGGCAAATGCGGCTAATCCAATTCCTAATCCAGTTAAAGCGAGAGTAAGAGCACCACCATCTTTTAACATTTCAAGACCACCACCAACAGAGTCTGGTATAGACATAATCTCAACAATGTTGTCTTTGATCTTCTTACCATCAAGGTTAGCAATCTTTTCAGCAAAAGTAGCAGCTCCTAATAAAGCAACTCCAATACCAGCTCCAGCAGCTCCGATTCCTAATCCGACTCCACTGATAGCACCGCCAAGACCTTTTCCGGCTGCACCAAGAGCTCCTCCAAATAATTTACCAGCCCCTTGAGAATCTTTAGACGCCTTTCTGCCATTCTTTTCGATTTCTTCTAGAACTTTGGTCTGTTTTGATTCAGCGTCGATATTCGCTTTAGTGGATGCCTTATCTTCTTGCTGAGATTCTTCTGAGCCACCAATCTCATCGGCAGCATTAGCAGCAGCTTCTTGACGAGCAAACTCTGCATCTTCTGCAGATTCATCTATGGAAGACTTTAACTGACCTAACTTTTCATTGGTTAGTTTAGTCTCCTCTAAATTTTTTTTCTCGTTATCTTCAGCCATGGCTTTAGTTTTGCTTTCTTATTCTTTCGTTTTCTTTCTCAACATGTTCTTGTAGTAGTGCTATATATATTTGCCTTTCCCACGGTAACATTTCATCTAGTTCGCTCAAACTATATTTATGATGTTGCATCATGTTAAAGTTTGATTGATAATGATTCTCTAAACTATCATGTGAAAGGCTTATCCGAAAAAATCTTGAAATCCTGTTATTGTTTGTTTATTCTTATGTCCAGTTGGACCCGTAAATTCTACATCTAAAGCCAATTTTGGTTGACCAAGAAGATATTCATTCACTTCTTGTAATACCTTATGAGGTAAAGACTCAATGAACTCGTCTAATTCCACATCAGTTGAATCTTCTACTGGATAGACATTATCAGCATCATAGATATTCTTAATGAGAGACTTGATAGTTGTAGTTAAATCACTTGAGCTATCAATCTTATTAAGTTGGTCGACTCTAATTGGTTGAAGAGTCATGCCGACATCATTAGTTATCTTAATAACCTTTTCGCTTTCAAAGTCATCAGCCTTCTGAACATAAACATCTTCAAGATTGACTGACACTGGTACTTTCTTACCACTCTCTTCGCATGTTATTTGAATGTCAGCAGTCTCACCAACTGCCTTTGATCTAATTTTAATAAAGGCATATTCCATATCATAAGTAGCGACTTTATTTACGTCTAACTTATTAAATGTACATGCCTTTACGATATCTTTGAGCGCATTGAAGACAGTATTGCCTTCTCCAGTTTCCTGAGCAATCATAAGATTTTTTTCCTCTTTCACGAGGAATGGACGATACTCTATCACTTCACCTGAAGATGGTAGCGTCATTGTGTACTTTGGTACTTCTAGTTTTGGTAGTGCCATAATCTATTGCATCCTATATTATTCTTGTAAAGCCTCCGATTGTAGTTCCAATACCAGAGACGACAGAGGCTATCGCGCCTTCAGGTACCATATTTTCATACGTAAAAGTAACGTTAAATTTTTGTAAAGTATCAGCAGATGTTTGATTCAAATCGATTGAGCTCTGTGAAATTGGAAAGGCATTCTGCAATCTCATACCATAAACCGGAACATTTTGTTCGTTTAGCTGTTGAATTACAATGTCAGTAGCATACTCTTCACGATAAGACAATAGATAGTTTTCTCTTGGCATAATCAAATTTAACCATGTATCAAACATCTTTCGAACATAAAAGTCATTCGTCAAAAGGAAACTAAACTCAACATCTGGAGCATTATACCCATTAGGTAATTTAATAGGAAACGATATAGTTTGGTAATCTAGAGTTGTGAGCTCGAGACCTGGTAAAGAGCAGCTTTCACATAGAAGGGCCAAATCTCTTGGATCATTCAATAATGATGCTGGATTGAATCCACCACTCAAAGCGGATGACACTGCTCCCTGTAAATCTAAATTGACTATTGACTGATTGGGCGGTGTCATAAAGATCGCAAATCGATTAGCTCGAGCTACTCCACCACGTTTGCTAAAGACTCCTTTGATAGAATCAATTCCTGTGGGAGTGATTGCGTTTAATGCTTTATTGATTATACTCATATTGATTTCCTTGAGTCAGCCCAGACTTTACTTGTTCCAGCCTTCTTGAATTGTTCACTTGGTAAAAACAATGTGAAGTCCCAGTCAGA